CCGCATGCTCATCGGCGGCGAGTGGACGAACGATCCCGTGCGCGAGCAAGTTCTCGTCGTATTGGCGGGGCGTGAGCTGGCTCATACGCTGTGCGTCTCCCAAGGCGGATCGACGAGCACCGGCTCATCGCGCCTGGCGTTGCAGTTCGCGCAGCGGTGCTCCTCGAAGGCCGGCGCTCCGTCTGGCACCTCGGTGCGCGTTCCGCCAGAGGTCCACAGAACCGTCTTGCGCCCGGTCGCGACCCAGCGGTGCTCCATCCCGTAAATGCAGGGCCAGAATTCTGTGGTCGTGCCGTACTCACTCACCGCCGCACCTCCAGCGGGCTATTGAGCGGCGGCAGGCACAGCGCGGCCCACGCCGCTGCGCGCTCGGGGTCAGCGCCGTAACGGCGAAGCCAGGCGCCCATGGTCGGCAACTGGCACAGCCCCCACTCGTTGACTTCCAGCGCCCGGTCACTCACATCCGCCGCGCGGTCGGCAGCGAGATCCAACGAGGCGCAGCCGGTGAGGAGGAGCGCGGAGAGTGGGATCAGGAGTGGACTCATGACTGTACCTTGACGTTACCGTTACGCATCCGGCAGGTCCGGCAGTGGAAACCAGTGTGTCGGCGGCTCTTGCTCCAGTTCGTAGTCATCTAGCTCTTCTGCATCATTCCAGAACTCGGTCTGTGTGCGGCGGTTGAAGATCCACCGAACAAATCTGGACTCCTCCCATCCAGCGCGCCATGCCAGCACTCTCGTTCCGTCGCGCGGGGCCGTATCAATCGGATGCCAAACACAGTTCGTGCCGTCGTCCCACCCTTTCCGGTACGCCTCCTCTAGCGCCTTCGCAATCGGTAGTCCGCCTTTGAGTTCCGTCCCAGCATGGCTGTACTGCTCGTAGATCTGCTCATAGGTCTCTTCGATCCAGTCTTCCATCTCGTCGGGCAGGGTCTGGGGGAGCAGGAGCGGGTTCATTCGACATTACCCGATGTTGCTCGGCTCATCGCTACGCGCAGATCCCTCTCGGCGTCTCGTAGCGCCTTGCGCTCTTGCCAGTCCTTCTGGATCGCTACGCGCACGGCCATCCCAGCCTCTTCGAGCACGCCCTCGATCCAGGACTCCAGCGCCTCGTATGGACCGGGGCCGACCGATTGCGTGGTCGCGACGGTGATGTACGCATCGCGCAGACCTTCGAGCGTCTCGCGCTTGATCGCCACTTCGGTATCCTCGTCGAATGGCACGAAGTCGCGGTAGCTCATGGCTTGCGCCTCCCAAACACCCGCACGGCGCGGTACATCAACTGCGCCCGCCACCAGCGCACGCCCTCGGCATGCATCGCTTCGAGGAACACGGCATCCGCCTGCGCCTTGGTGCAGGGATAGTCGCGGTAGAGGTAGTCGTGCAACACCGCACTGGCGTGGGCGGTGTCCCCGGCTAGCCAGTAAGCAAATGGCACGCGCGGCACGCTGGCGCAATCGGTTCTGAAGCCTGCGGGCACGGTCAGCGGCCCGAGGGCGGCGCTGGCGAAGTGCAGATCGGAGCGCAGCAGCCATTGCGCCCGACCGCCGCTTGTGGCCTCGGAGATTTTGCGTAAGTCCAGCTCCGAACCCCAGGCCACGGCACTTCCTCCGAAGGAATTTAGCAGATGTTACCAGAGTCTTGTGACCGCAAGAAGAAAAGCGGTGGAAAGCTCTGTTTACAAAACCTTCAGCAACCCAGCGTCGATCTGAGACTGAATCCAGTAGTCTGGCTCGACCTCAGTCGGCGTGTCCGCAGGGATCAGAATGTTTTGAGAAGAGCAGTGCAGCGCATACGGATAGCGCGTGCAGACGATGATCTTCTTGGGCGACTGCTCAGGCTCAGGCTGCGACTCTTCTTGGACTACCGGCTCAACAGCCGGTTTGGCCTTTGGGGGCCGACCACGCCGCTTAGCAGGCTGCACAACCTGCGCCTGAACGACCTCAGGCTTGGCAACAGGGGAAAGCGCCTCTTCAAGGCCGTCCTCGAACGGAATCTCCTCACTCACTTGGCACGTCCTCCTTTATTGGATCAAGATTGTTGAGATAGTTTACAACGATCGAGTAGATCGTGTTAGAGACGGTACGGGTCTCGCGCTGAGCGATGTCAGAGATCATCGCCGCTTGCTCCTCGGTCAGCCGAATGCTGTAGATCCTCGACTTTTTCGCTTTCTCTGCCTTGTCTGTCATGGGTCTGTGCCTTCTGTCATCGGACGTGTGTACTTGTCATGCAAGTATAGCTAAAACCTATCATGCAGGGCAAGTACGAGCGGCGCAAACAAAGAGGGCGCCCGAAGGCGCCCTCTCCAGCAGGCTCAGAAGCCGGCTTACGGGTTGGTGAAGTTGAGGTTCAGGAAGGCTTCGGGACGCAGCCGGTAGACGAACTCCGACATGTCGAAGCGCATGTTGGTGGTACGCTGCAAGACCATCTGCTCAACAGCGCTGTAGGCGGCGTTGACGTTGGTGACGCGAGCCAGCGCGTAACGGCTGTCGAACAGCACCACGGTGTTGGCCGCGACCACGCCCGTCGGGCAGATCAGGTAACGCGGGGCGTCGGTGGCAAAGTTGATCGGCATCGGGGTGCCGGTATCCAAGCCGTAGGTGCCGGCGTTGCCGGTGTTGATGCCAGAGGTGGTCGGGTCAGACGCAACCGGACGGCCCGTGCGATTCTGGATCGACAGGTAGGCGTCCATATCGCCCAGGATGAAGTTGTAGCCGTAGACCCGATCCGGGTCAAACAGCACCTTCAGCCAGCCCTTGTGGGTGATGGTGTTGGACGCAGCCGCACTGTCGTAGGTGGCCTTGAAGCCCGTGGCAGACAGGGCGCCCTGGCCCGAATCGGGGTTGCCAGAGACTACCCGACCGAGGTCACGGAACAGCATCCGAAGCCGCGCACCCATGGCCTGCTCACGCACGATGATCCCCACGAGATCGACCGTGGCGTTTTGCAGCGCCTCGTCCGAGATCTGAAGACCGATCGAGATGGTGCCAACCGAATAGCTGGTCTGCGAGGACGTGATGCTGACCATGTTGGTGGGCAGCGCGTTCTGCGACATCGGGCGCATGTCCTGCATGGCCGGAGCCGAGGTGGTAATCACCGGCTGAGTGAACACCGGCCCGGCGATCGACTGCTCCATCGCGAACATCTGATTCCAGGCGCTCTCTTCCATGCCGTAGTCGGCACGAAGCGACGCCTCCATGATGTTCATCACGACCTCGGGGAAGAAGATCCGGGTCGCCGGGGTGGAGCTGCCGGTGGGGTTCATCGGGCTGACCACCGTGCCGCCCGCCATCTGCATGGAAGCGGCCTGAATGCCCGAGAGCTTGGAGACGCACTCGCCACTCAGCACTTCACCGATGGTGGTGGGCAGGATGCCGAACTTCGGGTCGCCCTTGGGATAGATCCCCAGGTACTTCATGCCCTGCTCGAACGCGGTACCGAAGGCCGGGTCGGCATCGGAATGGCGTGCGTTGACCACCGCAGAAGCGCCCATGCGAGTGCGGGTGCCGAGCTGGTAGTCCTCCAGTTGCATGTAGCCGGGCTTGATGTTACCGGCAGAGTCGCGATACTTGAACTCAACTTTCATTTCGATTTCCTCTGTGCCGGTATCGGATCAGAACAACTTGCGAACCAGGCACTGACGCCCGGCGCCCGTGCCGTAGACTTCCATGACCGCCCAGCGTGCCGTGTCAGCCGCTGCAGCGGTATGGGCAATCACGTTCGGGCCATTGGCGCCGTTCGCGGTACCGAGAGCGACCGCCGTGCCGGCTGCCACCAACCCGCCAACCGCCAAGGTTCCGGCCTCGTCAGTCGCCAGGAACTCGTGACCCGCTCGGCACAGCACCGTGCCGATGGAATAGCCCTCGGAAGTGCCAGCCTCGATCGACTCAATGAAGCCGTAAGGCAGATCGCCGGAAGTGCAGAGCACGCAGGCCGAGCCCGAGAGCTTGACCGGCTTGCCGACATCGGTCGCGGCACTGAAGTCGCCAGAGGCGGTGCCGAGACGCTCGACCACACCAGGGTTGTAGGGTTGAATCAGCGGGGCGCGCTTGGTGACAGCCCCGAACCGCTCAGTATCGAACCATGCCATGACAGATGTCCTCTTGAATTACTTGACCAGAGAGAGGCGGGCTTCAGCGATGTCTACCGGCGTGCGGTCGGCGGTGCCTTCCGCGAGCGAGCGGCGCCCCGCTGGATACCGCCGCTCGAACGTCTCCCGAATCTGAGCGTATTGCTGCGCCAACGTGGCGGCAGGCAGCCCGTCGAGAGTCGTCGGAGTCTGTCCCAGGCCGACCTGAAGGCGCTGAATGGCCTCGATGACGATCGGCGCGAGAGTGCTCTCAACCGCAGAGAGCTGAGTGACCTTGGTGCTCAAGCCTTCCTTCTCGGTGGCGAGCGCCAGGATCTGGGCCTGCGCGTCGCGCAACTCAGCACGAAGAAAGCCAATCACCGTACTCTCATCCTGCCCTTCGGAGCTGGCCTGAGGCTCGGGGGTCGGATCGGTCGCCTGCTCAGGCGGTGCGATCTCCTCGCCGTCCTCTTCGCCCTCCTCATCGACAGGGTCATCCACGATCTGGTGGGGCACTTGCGACAGCTCCACCCCGCTGGCGACTTGCGCTCGCACCTCTTCGTTCGGGAAAAGAACCGTCTGCGTCATGTCAGTGCCTCCGAATGTGTACTTTCGCTGACCATTTTCGGCATTATGCCGGGAAACTAATGAGTTTGCTAGTGAAGATAGCCCGGTCGGCGGGCCATCGGCGAGCCCAAGCGCGATCGCTTCTTGGGCAAAGAAGGTCCGGCCATCGCCCCAAGTGTCCTTGCCGTTCAAAGACAGCCCAGAGCGGCTCGCAATGATGTGATCGAGGAAGAAGCCATGCAACTGATCGGCCTTGGCCTGCAATTCCTTGATGCCCTTCTCAGAAAGGGGCTCATAGGGGTGCAGAAGCGCCTTGTTGGCGCCTGCTCGCACAACTTTCGCCTCGATTCCCTGCTCTTCTAAGCGTTTTGCGACTGAAATGGCCGTCGCGATGACGCCGATGGACCCAACTTCGGCCATTTTGTCCATTCTGAGCGTCGGATCGGTGGCGGCAAGCCAGTATCCCGCGCTCAAAGCCCGCGTTCCGGTCCAAGAAACGGTGTTTGGCGCCCGCTGGGCGGCAATCTTGAGCGTTTCGCTGAGCTGATCGACCCCGGAAGCGTCCCCACCTGAGGTACTCCAGGCATGGATGATGCTGTGGATCTCCTCAGATTCGTACTTCTCCACCAGCTTCGCCACCGCTCGGCCAATCAGAGGATACGAGGTGATGCCAAAGTAGCGGTCGAACCAGGACTCTTCCGAGACCAATGGGCCGGAGACCGTCAAGATGCCAAGCCCATCCTGAATTGTGATCAGCTCGTCGGCGGGGTCGTAAGGATCGTCCTCGTCCTCATCGCCATTCACAGATGACAGTGTCACCTGTGGTGGGTAGTTCTGAGGATTCTCCAGAAAGCGCTCATAAGAATCGAGCACGTACTGCAACGACGCTTCGGAGCCCATCCAAAACTCTGGGATAATCATGTACTTAGCTCCTCTCAGCGTTGTCTCTGCCGCCGCCCGAGGTCGGCCCATCGGGGGCAATCGCCGTGTTGCGGGCGTTGGTGCCGGAAGCGGGCAGCGCATCGAGGCCCTGCTTGTCGCGGAACATCGTCCCGGCCAGCTCCGGCGCCCCTTCGGGCAGGCTGCCCAAGCCCATCATCTGCTGAGCTTCATCGTCAGTAATGCGCCCGAGCGAGAGCAGCTCCAGCGCGATGGCCTGGAAGATCTGGCGATGGGCGGCAAGCTCGCTGTCGGGGCGCAAATCGATCGGCGCGAAGCTCGCTTCAATGTAGACATCGACACCATACAGACGCACCGCCAATGTCAGCGCCCGCGAAATGGCCTCCTCGACCGGACGCCTGAGCATGTTGGCGGTCTTGACCGCAATCATGGTCTCAGTGGTGGCGACATTCTGAGAGCCGCTCATGCGCAGGCCAAGCAGAGAAGGGTTGCTCTTGAGCGCGGACGCCGCCAACCCTGCCAACTCATTCATGAGTTCGCGAATGTCCTTCTTCTCCCCACTGGCGGTGTGCGACTCGACCTCCGCGACATCATATAAGACAAGCGCGTCTTCCGGCGCCAGCCCCTTCAACACATTTTCGATCCCGCCCCGCACGGTCTCCAGATACGACGCGAGCTGAGTCTCGTCCTGCTTGGTCTCGATCGGCGCTGATGCGACAACCTTCTCATGATTCAGCGTCACCACCAGGCGCGGCTGCCCAGACTGCTTGACTACCCGCCAAACGTCTTGGAGGTAATCTTTGTAGTGAAAAAGTTGCTGAATCCCGGCATGAATCAACGGCAACGTGTAGAGGCGGTTGGCCGACTTCAGCGACTCAGCGACAAAGATCGTCGCCAAGTTCAGCTCCACCGTCTGACTCTGCCCCGGCGCGGGGTTGGCCGCTGTCTGGCTTGGAAACTTCGAGCCATCCCCACGACTCTTCCAAGTGATTGAATCGTAAGGGAAAATCACCAGGCTATCGGGGAACCGCTCCTTCGTGAGCACCAGCTCCAGCCCCACCCCGCCGGTGAGCAAGACCTCATAGATCGCCGACTCGGCAATCGCCGCCAGGCTGCGCTTATCGGCGAAGCCCTTAGAGTAATCCCACACGGAATCCAAAGAGCTTAGCACCGACTCCGCCGCCAACACCCCGTCTCGGCTAAACTCCTGGGTGCCGGTCGAGTAAGCCGCCAACTTGATGGGTGTGTTGGCAACCGCAACGAAGTTCGCTAATGCGGTCGAAACGAGTGCATCGGTTTCGGCCAGCGTTCTTATCGTCGCAGCCGCCGTCACCCCCGCACGCAAGTTGCGAACGTCTACATTCGGATCGACCCGCGTATCTAAACGAATGTCGTCGCCACGCTCGTATCGAGAGTAGGGCGTTTGTACGCGCTGCTTGCCGATCAGGGTTTTCGGCAGCGTCGGTGTGGGGACGGGGGCTTTGGCCATGAGGCCGAAGTTTAGAGATACTCCTTATGTTTGGCAACAAAAGGCCGATAACTGCTGCTTTTGTGATCGGTATCGACGATCTGCCCCGGTGATCACGCCGCCCGCAGTCTTACCTTGCTCATTAAGGTACTGACTCCAGAGGGAAAACTGCTGTTCATGCTCTCCTGAATCATGTGATCGGCGAGCCAAGCGTGCCAGATACAGAAAAAATAGTGCGTGCTCGGGTTGCTGGCCACCCACTGCGCCTTGTCCTCTCCGGCCGAATCTAGAGAGATAACTCTCTTCATTGCGGTCAGATGCGCCCGCACCTCCTTCTCATCGGCTAAGCCTTTCGGAAGCCGGATCTTGCCTTCGTTGAACTCGGTGACAAACGCATCCATCGCTCGGGTTCGCGCTACCGAGATCACCCCCTCCTTCTCTTTCTTCTCCAGCAACTCCAAGTTTCCCTTGCCTCGGCCTGTCACAGAGTACACGCCCCAACACATCCCAACCGGCACCTGCCCCTGGACCGCTTTGACGATTGAGACGTCCGGCATCATGTCGATGACAATCTGCTGGGCTCTTCGCTCTCGCTGTAACTGTATGATTTTGTTCTGGGTTGCTCCTTCTTCGTCTTGGGTTACCGTCCCGAGCTGCGTGATATTGAAGACCCCGTCAGTTCTTTTGCCGACGGCGTAATGGCTCACTTTTCCGATGTCCACGCCAATCACGCCATAGCTCTGTGAAGAAGCCATGTCTTGGCTAACCGTGAAGCAGCGCTCCAGCGATGATTCTAAGATCATCTCAGACGCGGACTCAGCCGGTCGCCCAAGACTGTATTGAACCCATCGTGCGGTATTCCTGTAGAGAAACAGATCCTTCAGAATTGCCTGTGGAGTTCTGATCTCCGGCACGCACAACGGCCCGGCATCAAACGAACTGATGGTCCGCTCTGGGTATCTCGGTACCCAAGCGCGGTAATCGGGGTTGCACAGATTGGCCTGAGTGATCTCCTCATGACAGTGCTCGCAGCGAATGAACGCTTGCGGGATGTTGCCTTCGAGACCACGAAGCTCTGAGTAACTCAGGTCGGTCAAATGCCCGTCGTAGCCTGGCAAGATAAGCTGTTCCACCACGTCGGCTTCTGACCATTTTCCGCACTTTTCGTGCCAAACCATGTAGATTTTCTGCGTTCCGGCCTCAAAAAGTGCCGAAATATCGGACTTTGGGTGCAAAGGGGACGAAAACTGCCGGATTATACGTTCGTGTTCTTTCTGATGACCCAGACGCGAAGAGAAAACGGACAGCACTTGCGGGTTACAAAACGCGAGTTCGTCTACAATGAGTACTTTCGCAGGGATCGAGATAGCCTGTGTCTCACTCGCGGCGCCTGCCAAGAAAAGAAAACTTGAGCCTATTTTCTTCAGTTCTGTGCTGTTTATGTTGCGATCAGTGATCGCTTTGAGCCTATCAGAGGCTTCAATGACCGGGTCGATGCGCGAAGAAGCGAACTTCGCAGCAAACTTCTGACTTGGCAGCACATAAATGATCTTGGTGTTGGGTAGCTTCGCCAATAAGGCTAAGGCCAAGCGAAGAATGGCCTCTGAAGCGCCGATCTGGGTGGACTTGCGCACGGCTTGTTGGGGCGTGGCGTCATTGAGGATCGCCATCTGGTAGGCGTGCTCGCTGAAAGACCACGACCGGCCTGGCAAAGAAGGATGGGCTGTGTTCTTGACCAGCCACTCGGCTGTGTTATGCAGCCCCCCGCTGGCGGTGACGGACGCTTCCACTTGGTCGAGCAGGGCCGCGAAGAGGTTGGGGTCGAAGGTTGGCATAGCGGGGTCGGGGAGTGGGCTGGGGGGTCGGCTGGGGAGGATTACTTTAGCATGGGTACTGGGGGAATTAGAAAGCGAGTTCGTAAAGGTTGTGGGCGGGGGTTGTAGCTAAGAAGTGAGTCCGTAAAACTAAGTTTGGTTCTAGGAATTTTGGATAAGAAAATGGGTGCAGCGCAACCACTAAGTGTTTGATTTGT